CTGTAGAAGCAAGTTAATTGAACGGCGAGCAGACTTAGGTTCATGGCCTAGTGTTTGTTCACCACCAATCATTTCCATTGCTTCTTGAATAACTTCGTCAATATCCATTGAGAAGTTATATGTTCCACTAGTTGCCATTTATCTCTCTTTTCCTTTATGGACGACGTGCTTTCTTTTTACGTGCAGTTGCTGAAAGCTGTGCCATCTTTTTTGTACCGTACTTCTTACGACCAATAGAAGCAGCTACAGCAGCAGGGTCTTTTACATTTCCACGTGCAGCAATACTCTTTGTAAGCTTTTCAAATCTTTTACCAGTACCTAGTTTTGGTTGTTTCTTTGAAGGTGCTTTCATTACTTGCTGTCTTATATTTGATCTGTTAATTGCCATTTTACCTTCTTTTTAAACCACGTACAAGTTTTTGTCCTTTAGGTGGAGACTTTTTTGAACCACCCGGTCCTGCCCAAAATACTTTATCTGCCCAATAAGCAGCACTTGTTGGACCTTTAGCAATGTTTTTTGCATGACGTGATTTAAAAGACTTACGTGCTTCAGGAGAATAATTATGCCCCATCTTCTGATCACCAAAACGAATAATCTTTACTCCTGCACCATCACGTACTGCAACAACACCTTTTTTTGTTGCATGGCCGGGAGTACGCTTTGGTTTATTTAAACCTGACAGACCGTACTTTTTAAGTTTATTCTTTTCTGAATCAGTTAGTGACACGTTACTTTACCTTTCTAAATCTTTTTACTTTACTTGCAATTGTCTTAGGTTGTTTTACAAACTGTTTACCTTGTTTAGTACCTTGACGTTTTGCTTTAGTAGTTGCTGCATATTCTGCAGAACTTAAAGATTTAATTGCCTTTTCAGGTAAATATCTTTCTCCAGTTTCTTTTGAAGGTTTACCTGATTTAGTACGCCACTTTTGCTTTGTCCATGCTTTAAGACTACGCTGTGGCTTTTTAAGTGCCATAACTACTTACCTGCAATTGCCTTTGCAACTGACTTTACACGAGCAGTAACTGCTTTCATAAAACGCATCCATACATGTACTGGACAATATTTACATTCACATGCCATTTTATTTATATCCTCCACCAGATTCTTTATATTGTTTAGCAAGCATTTGTGCTTTTCTGGCTGACCATTGGCCGGGTTTACCGCCTTTATCACCAGACTTGATTTTATTAAAAAGACGTTTACGAAGAGTTGGCTTAGTGTAGTTACCAGCTTCGTTAACTCTAGATACTGGACCACCTCCTTTACGCTTAGGCATTTTTGTACTGTTAGCCTTAGCTTTTCCTGCTTTACTTAAAGAAATTGCCACCGCTTGCTTTTGTGGCTTACCTTCCTTTACAAGCATTGAAATATTTTTACTAATAGTCTTTTTGCTTTTGCCTTTTTTAAGAGGCATTACATTCCCTTCTTTTTATATGGACCTTTACCATAACCTTTGATAGCAGCACCACAACCTAGTTTACCGCCATGCTTATAAGATTTAGATTTTACTTTGCCGCCTTTACGCATCATTTTACCTACAGAACTAGCACGACCAACTCCAACATCTGAAGTTTTCATTTGTTTGGCAGCTTGATTAGAAGCTTCTTCTTCTTTTTCTTTTTTATTGCGATATAAAAGACCGGGAAGAAGTCCAATAGCAAATCCTTTATTCTTTTCTTTTGCTCTACCAGCTACTGCTGGAATTAGTCCCATAAAATCTGTAGCTTTCATTTACTTACTTTTTTTCATTACTGCACCGCCGCCACGAATAGCAGCACCACAACCACGACCAACCTTACCGCCAGCCATGTACTTTTTCATAAACTCTTCTTCGCTTTTCATTAACCTTTTTTCGCTTTCTACTACTTCTTTTGGAACAGTGGTATAATTTTCCATCATTCCTTTAGATATTGAATTACCTTCTTTTTTCTTTTTCATTTTACCGTACATTAGTGTCTCCTTAGTTTGAATTTGGAATTAGTGTGTTATCTGCTCCAGCAGGTGAAGCTGGTGTTTGCATGTCGTCACGACGTGTTCTACGTGCTTGGTTACGCTGTAGATCAAGAATAACTGCATAACGCTGTTCGTACATTTGTGCTGCCTGATAGTCTCGTTGAAACATCATTGCTTCAATCATACAGGCAGTAAATAAAAGATCATAACAAAAATCTGTAAAGTAGTTAGTTTGTGTTGCTGAAGTAAGTGTCGTTGGACGTGACACATAAACAAATTCACCGTTATAAGTTGAAGCAGGTGTAGGAGCAACTAAAACTGTAGTATTATTTCTACGTGCGTAGTATTTTGGTTCTGAAGTTGAAGCAGAAACAGGCCAATAGTCATTAATAAATTCGTCAGTACGAAGAAGAATATTAATCTTTGTGCTGTTGCTTGTAAAATTAAAGTTTTTAATTACACGTGTACCACTTGGAAGTGTTACTTTATTATTACCACTTGAAACTGCAACTGACGTATATGTAACTAGCCCATAGTCGTCAAGGTCTTTAGTCAACCTTTCTTCTGCCCGATTAACGATGTTTGGTAAAAAGTTAACAAACTCCGTACCATCGTTTTCAGTGGCATTAATAATTTCAGTGGTAAGGTAGGTGTAATTAGCCATAGAATACAGCCACCGTAGCAGCAGATGTAGGTGCAGAAACTTTTACTATTCCGTTCATATTCATTCCTAGATCAGTAAAATAAATTTCTGAAGCATCATTTGCAGTTGTTAGAGTAAATTTAATATTATTACCCTTAATATTTCCATATGCATCTGTTGAAGTGCCAGTGATAAGGAAAGTACCTACACCAGTAGCAAACAAAGAACGAATGCGTGTATCGGAAACTGTTACACTTGATGTAACATCTAGAACTACACCGCTACCTACAACATATCCTTCACGAAGAGTTGTTGTCATATCAGCCTCTCATAAATGAGTATTAATACTTTTTGTATTATAACACTATTTTTGAAAATAAAAAAAAGGTAAGGAAGGAAGACGGAATAAATTTTACTTTAAACCGTCTTCCAACCCAACCTTACTTACTGGTTATTAGGAAGAACCAGAAGCACCATAGAAACCACGCCAATCGGACCAACCAAAGCTATAACGCTCACGTGCCTTAAAGCGTAGGTTGCCGGTGTCGAAGTCAGGTTCCATCTTTGTCTGTAGTGGTGCACGGACAAACATCTTTGCACCATTTGGACAATCGGTGCGTAGGAACCAAGCATTAGTGTCAGTAAAGCGACGGTTGACAAAGAAACCCTTTGGAACCATGCCCTGATTACGAATGCTGTTAATGTCATTTACATTGGTGGCACCTACAGTAGTATCATTGGGGTTTACACCAATTGTGGTTGACATTGTGCTGTTTAGAATCTGATCAGCGGTAAAGATTAGATCGGAAGGAACGTGTAGAGAAACTGCACGTAGACCGATTAAAATACCACGATCATCCTTTGCCTTTGAAATGGTGATTAGACCAGTTTCCAGAGAAGCTTCTGAAAGGTCAGTAGCACCAAGAGTGTTGGACTGATTACCAGCACCTACAGTGGGGTGGCTGGCAGAAAATAGTGCAACACCGTCACCGCCTAGATAAGCACCGTTAAAGCCGTTGTTGAAAACGTCTGCAGCCTTTACCTGCTTGGTGTTTGCCATTGCACGGGCTAGACCACGTGCACGTAGCTTGGCAAAAGTGTCATATAGGTTATCTTCCATAGCTTCTTCAGTAACTGCAAAAGCAAGGCTGATTGTCTCGTGAGTATAACGAGCAGTATAACCTTCCTGTGCATCATCGTACTGAACTGCAGCACCTTCACCCTTAACAGGTGCAGTGCCAAAGCCGGTGAATAGAACTTCTTCTTCAAATGCACGATCTGACTGTTCTGCATCGAATAGTGGAGCATGTTCGTTGTCCACATCGGTGTATTCCATGCCAAATACAGCATTTAGACCGGGAAGAAGTTCCTTTGCAATACTTGCGCGATTAATAGCCATTCTATATTACTCCTTCCCTATTAGTTCACTGAAGAGTCTGCAGAGATGTAAGCATCAACATGCTTAACAATGCGGACTTCAAGCTTAGGATAGGCACGTTCAGTATTAACGTTAATGTCATTGCCCGGTT